CGATACCGAATCGACCTGGAGCACCAAAGCCAACCGGATTTCCCTTATCACTTCGACCGACGACAAGCCGAGTTAGTTTGCGAATTCTTCCCCCTTGTCCTGCGTCACTCCGTTGGCGAATTCGCAGGCAAGCCCTTAATCCTTGAAGATTGGCAGCTATTCGGGCTATGGAATATCTTCGGATGGAAACGCGACGAGGACGGCTCCAGGCGATTCCGCAAAGCCTACTGGTCGATGGGCCGGAAGAATGGAAAATCAACGCTCATCGCGGGCGTCTGTCACTTCTGCGCCATGGCCGACATTGACCCGAAGACACGCAAGCCCGAAGCGGTAGGGCAGATCCTTCTAACGGCAACCAAGAAAGAGCAGGCCAACGTCGTCTATTCCGAGTGCGAGAGGATGGTAAGCCAATCCCAACCGTTGACTAAATACACAGACATCAAGAATGAAACGATTACGTTCAAGCACAATCAATCCTACATTCGCAAGGTGTCGAGCGAAAAGCCTTTCGACGGATTGAATCCGCATGTTGTGGTAATGGATGAGCTTCACCAGTGGAGCCACTATCATCGGAAATTCTACGATACGATGGTGACGGGCTCGGCTAGTCGCTCGCAGCCATTGCACCTGATTATCACAACGGCAGGGGCAGACGATTCGCACCTATGGCTAGAGGAATACAACTACGCCGTCAATGTCGTTTCGGGCATCCACAGCGACAACACGCTATTTGCTCTGATCTACGAGCTAGACGATAAAGACGATCCAGGCGATGAGGCAAACTGGAAAAAGAGCAATCCTAATCTCGGCGTTTCGGTAAAGGCTGATTATCTTAGGGAGAGATGGAACGAATCCAAGGCAACCGCGATCGGCATCAATCGATTTAAGCGATTCCACGGAAATACCCTAGTCTCGTCGACCGAAAAAGCCTTCGACCTAAATGACTTCGATAATTGCGTCGGGGCTCATAGCGATTGGAACGGCGCCGACGCTTTTGGCTCAGGCGTCGACCTTGGGGCCCGTGACGACTTAGCGGCGTATGCCTTGTGCGCTCGATTCCCAATCGATACCGACGCCAAGGGCAAGACGGTTTTTCGGTACGAAATCAAGACGCGGGCGTTTATTGCGGCAGACTCAAAGCGGGATTTAACGGCCATGCCGTTTTCGGAGTTTGTCCACACGGAAGAATTGTTCAAGTGTACCTATCCGATCGAGGATTTAACCGAATCGCTGATTGAAGAAATCGAGCTCTACGGCATCGAGCAAGTAGCCTATGACCCGTACAACGGGCAGCAACTCGGCGAAAAGATAGGCAAGGCTGGAGCGACGGCGGCTAGGATGGCCCAGAACCAAGCCAACTTTAATGAGGCTATCCGCGACTTTATTCAGCTAATGAAGGATGGGCGGCTGGTGTTCCTGGAGTCTAAACTGCTTCGATGGTGCGCGAATAATGCGATGATATGCAAGGATCGCCAAGATCGGTGGATGTTCGATAAGGCCAAGTCGAAAGACAAGATTGACCCAATCGTTGCGGCGGTGATGGCTTACAGGATTGCCAGTTTGCAGCCTGAGCGTTCTTCGGGTAAACTTTACGTCACTTAAAGGGGGCTCGGATGAGTTTATTTAGCGTATTTGCTCGATGGATGGGGCTAGACGACGACTCGTATCTGAGCGGGCGTAGGGTCGGCGTGAACGAGGCTCTAGGTGTCCCTCCGGCTTGGTACGCGCACAACAAGCTAACCGGGGACTTCGGCAGGATCCCTGTCGATGTTAAGCGGGTAGTTGGGCAGGGTTCGATCAACGATACTTTGCATGTTGGCTATCAGCTACTCAGGGAGCAACCGAACAAGATCCAGGCCCCATCGACCTTTAAGGAGCAATTCCTGTCCCATGCTATCCTCAAGGGAAATGGCAGGGCGGCTATTATTCGCAACGCTCGGACGATTACCGAACTGATTCCCATGATGCCCGATGCGACTTGGACTATCATCCACGAGGGCGAAAAGTACCATATCACAAAGCCGGACAATCAGAGCAAGAAGAATCTTTTTGACGCTTACGATGCTGACGCCAACGGATACCTAGTTTTTCACGATGAGGACGTTTTGCACGTTCCAGGTTTTTCCTTCGATGGCGTCGAGGGTATCGGGCTACTCGATGTTGCAAACAAGACCTTCGCGACTGGCAGCGAGGAAGTGAACTTCAAGCTAAACCAACTCAGGCGAGGGTTTCGCGGAAAGCTGTTTCTTGAGGCGCCAACGGGTGCGTTACGCAAGCCCGAAGACGCCAAGGAGTTTATTGACGAGTTCAACAAGACCGAAGCGGGCAGCGACAACGCGGCCAAGGCTGGATTGCTACGCGAGGGCATCAAGGCCAACGCGGTATCGATGAACAACAACGACGCACAATTCGCGGCCTTGCAGAAGCTAACCCGGCAGGAAGTCGGTATGCTTTTTGGCCTTGAGGCGATGCCAGGGGATGGCGAATCGAGTAGCTACAGCACTAGGGAGCAAAGCCAACTGGCTTACCTTCAATGCTTGGATCACTGGCTAGTCAAGTTCGAGGAGCAGTGCGATATGAAGCTCCGTACGCGACGCGAAAAGAATTCGCGGGAGGTCTATTTCAAATGCAACCCGGCAGCGTTGTATCGGACCGACCTAGCAACGACGATGGAATCATTCTCGAAGGCTATCGCATCAAGGATCATGAACCCGAATGAATGCAGGGCCAAGCTAGATTTGAATCCCTATGTCGGCGGCGATCAATTTATCAACCCCGCGATTAGCACAGCGACCGGGGAGCAATCGCCAGACGAAGCAGAGGACACGCCAGAGGACGACCAGGAGGACTCGCAAGAGGACAGCCAGGAGCAAGCCCGCAATGATCGAGCCGTCGAGCAAATGCTGCGTGGGCTCATCCGAACCGAAGCCAACAACGCTATCAACGCATCGAAAAAGGCTCAGTTTGTCGCTTGGATCGGCAAAAAGTATCCGCAATGGGAAAATAAGCTTGCCGACAAGATCGAAGCGATCGGGCTTGACCGTGACCTAGCAAGGCTCCATTGCGAGAAATCGACGCAGATTCTAGCGACTTTGGCGGCTCAATACGGTGGCGAATCGCTACAAAAAGCCGTCGAAAACGAGGTTAAAACGTGGGAAAACAGGCTGTTTGAACTGAAAGGCGCGAAATAATGATCGAGATCAAAGCAGAAACCAACGAAATCCTTTTGAGCGGTATCGTTGGCGATGGATGGGATGAATTTCCGATCACGCAAAAGGGCGTCGTTGATGCCTTGCGTTCTTTCGGATCCAGTCCAGTGACAATCCGAATCAACAGTCCAGGCGGCGCGGCTGATGAGGGGATCGGGATCTACAACGCACTTCGATCACACGGCGGGGAAGTCACAACCATCAACGATAGCCTAGCGGCGTCGGCGGCTAGCGTGATTTTCTTGGCTGGCAAGAATCGCCTTATGGCCGACGGATCGCGGATTATGATCCATCGAGCGATGGCCTTCGCTATGGGCAACCAAGACGAATTGGGCAAGGTGATTTCGGCATTGAAAAGCTATGACGCTTCGCTTGTTGATATTTACCGGCAGCACATGGTCGACACAGACCCAAGCGAGATTGAGTCTATGATGGGCAACGAAACTTGGTGTGGGGTCGATGAGTCTATCGACTTCGGGCTAGCGACGGCTAGGTATGGATCGAGCGACAAAAAGAAAAAGAAGGTCGCTTCGCAATTCGATCAGGCCAAAGCGAATTTGGTGCGGGCAAAAATGGCCCAGTTCTCAAAACACTTGACAAGCCCGGGCCAGTAGCCTAGATTTATTGCGTCGGCCAGAAGTGCCAACAACTCTGCAACTTATTAGCGGCAGTGACTCACGGTAAAAACGATTCAGTTTCCCGTGGCAGTCATGCCGCTATCTTGGTTTAACGACTGCCACACAACCCATAAAGGGCAGTCGAAATGAAGAGCGCGAAAGCACTAGCAGACGAAATTCAAGCCTTGCAAGCCAAGGTTCAGGCGATTCAAGCAGTCGCAACCCAAGAGACCCGCGAATTACTCGAAGATGAGCAAGCCGAGATCGATACCATCCTCGGGACCGAAGGCAAGCCGGGTCAGATCGAGAATCTCGCCAAGCAACGCGAACGGGCGATGAAGATCGAGCAAGCCGTCTCCAACACGGTTCGCCAACACGTTGACAATCAGCCACTCGCAGGGGCTACCTTCCGAGTCCCGGCAACGGCTCGGGCAAC